GATTAACTAGTCACGATTTACGTGAATTACAAATCCTAAAGTATTACAGGCTCACTAGAAAGTGGGCTTGTAAGACTTACGGATTAACAGATGCCGATCTTGAACTGCTGATATATTTAGATTGCAAGAAACGGTTTACAAGACAAGAATTTATAGATGGTACTTACACCATGAGCTGGGATAAAACTCGGTGGGACAAACTAAGAAAGTTAGGCTGGATTGAAGTGTGGAGACACAGAAATAGAACGACGATTAAATACTCAATATTTAAGACATCGTTCAAATGCCAGCAGTTGATAAGTAGAATATACAGGATATTACTTGGTGAAGAAGATATGCCAACATCTGATAGAAGTGTATTTTATAATAACAAAACATATACTGATAAAGTCTTTAACAAGGCTATTGATGATATGATAAAAGATAAAGATAGATAATGGGGTTCAAACTAGGAAAAGGAAAAAGACCAATAGCATCAAGAGGCCAAGTTACCAAAAAAATGAGGTTTGGTAAAGAACGCGGAGAAAGTGATGTGTCTGTTCCAGGAACTCCAGTTATTAGAAAAAACCTAGAAGAAGGTGTACTAGGTGAAGCTAACATGGATGGATCTATATATATTAGCAATAAGATTGCCTCTGGTAGCGAAGAAGAAAAACAAGTAATAAATCATGAAATGCGACACGCTACAGACATGAGAGTAGGTAAGTTGGCGTATGGAGATAATTACATAAAGTACAATGGCGAAACGTTCATGAGAGAAACTATCAACGGTAAAGATATGATTAAGGTTGATGGTAAGTGGAAAGAAGCTGGTGACGGTGGATTTCCTTGGGAAGATGACGCTAACAACGGAAACGGACACTAATATGATACAAAATATAATGGGAGGGCTTTTAGGTAAAGTCTTAGACAATGCAGAAGGAATACTCGACAAGGTTATCACGACAGATAAAGAAAGAGATCAAGCAAAGCTGGCTCTTAAGAAGCTACTCTTGGAAGCAGAAAAGGAAGCGTTTGCTAAAGAGGTCGAGGATCGCAAGTCTGCAAGAGATATGTATAAGGACGATGCTGTTATTCAAAAGGTACTAGCAACGTTATTTACTATAGCTTATTTTGGAATAACATTTATAATGTTCAATTATTTTGTAACTAAGAGTATAGATCTTGGTGAATTTGAAATAAGCTTTATATCAAGTATCTTTGGCGCGATGAGTGCTAAAGTGAACACAATAATAGACTTCTTCTTTGGTGGAAGTTCAAATAAAAACGAAAAAACAAAATAAAATGAACAAATTTTTTAACTTAGAAGTTAGGCCAACAATTTTACCTTCATTACAAACAAGCGCTTTTGGAGATGGTGATGTATTAGCTGATTGGTTTGCATTTGATATTCCAAACGGAGGAAATCGTTTGTTAGCTGGATCTATGACAACCAAGACAGCAGACGGCACAAAACAAACGCACGCTGCTACAGTGCTTTTTGCAAAAGATATTGACGGAGTTGCGCCAGGATCTTTAGGAACTGTTAACGCAACAGCTGATGGTAATCAATTTAAAAATCATATTATTGGCTTTTTAGGCACAGAAGAAGTAGATGGAGATACAGTAAGTGATCTTGATACAATAACTGTTCAACGCTTGAACGAACATGCTCCTACATTAAAATCAGTGAGACATCCAAATTTAGTTCTTCAAGGAGAGCCTAATACCGGAACTCTTAAAGGTTTTAGTAGAATATATGTTGGAATATTAAGTGCTGATGGTGATCCTACTTTTGCTAGTACAGTGCAGTGCGATGGTATACAAGCTGTAGGTACTCAAACTTTAACTGTAAAAACAACTTCAGCTTTAACAAACTTTGGAGCAGGAGATGTTTTGCTTGATGAAGACGACAGGCTGTTAGGAACAGTAAAAAGCGTAGATAGTGCAACAGTAGTGACGCTTACTGGAACTGGTTTGCAAAACGCAACAGTTAACAACAAAGACGTCTATGTTCAAGCACCAATTATATTAAATCTTTCATTTGAAAGATAAATCAACAATTAACAATTAACAATTAACTTTAATTAAATTAAATCATGGCAAAAAGAAAGACGGCCAAGGTCAAAGACCTTAGGCCAAGTAAAATAAATGACGAGCAATTAGAAAAGTTGCAAAGTATTGTATCTGCAATAAATGAAAGCAACGCTAACTTAGGTAGGTTAGAAGTTCAAAAACACCAAATGCTGCACCAGCAGGAACAAATGCAAACAGCTATTAAAGAACTTCAACAGTCTCTTGAAGAAGAATACGGTAAAGTTGATATAAGTATTCAAGACGGAACTATAAAATATCCAGAAGATGTCGAAACTGATACGAAAAATTAGTATCGGCAAAGATTATAAGAATGACGCCATGCACTATGCCGTTGGGCAAGAAGTGTATGGTGGTCATACTATTTGTGATATTATAGAGGAAGAAAACAAGTTTTCTGTTTACATTAGAAAAGGTAAGGATGTTTTACCTTGGAAAGACTTTAACAAAAACATGGCTGTTTCAGTCGAATATAACCTTCAGTATTAATGAAAAGCGTTTACGGCTTTGTTATAACGCCTGTTGGTCAAAGATACAACAATGTCAAGAAGGTTGGTGATAAAGATTTAATAGTTAACAGCGAAATATTTAATCACCAGCACGTTAACAGGTTAGCTAAAGTTTTAGCTGTACCTACTGTTGGAAAAACAGACATTAAAGTTGGAGATGAAGTTATAGTTCACCACAACGTTTTTAGAAGATGGCACGACGTTAAAGGTAGAGAAAAAAATAGTAGGAGCTTTATTGACGAGCAAACCTACGTTGTTTCTATAGATCAAATATTTTTAATTAAAAGAGACAATAAATGGATAGCTCCAAATGGCTATTGTTTTGTAAAGCCTATAAAAGCTATCGACAAGTTTAACACTGATCCTGAAAGACCTTTAGTGGGTATTGTTAAGTATTCAGACGGAACTGTAGACGTTGGTGATTTAGTTGGTTTAAGACCTAAGTCTAAATATGAGTTTATTGTTGACGGGCAAAGGTTATATAGAGTATTATCAAGTTTTATTACAATTAAGTATGAATATCAAGGAGACGAAGAAGAGTATAATCCAGGCTGGGCATAAAGCGGTTGAAGAACTCATTAAGGTGGCAAAAGAGGCTATCGTTGACAGTGGCGATGATATTACTGCTGACAGACTTAAAAACGCCGCTGCGACGAAGAAACTCGCTATATTTGATGCATTCGAAATACTTAACAGAATACAAGAGGAAGAGGCGATACTCGATGGAAAAGAACCTGAAGAAAAAAAAGAACGTGTATTTAAAGGATTTGCTGAAGGAAGATCTAAATGAGTTACGAGCAAACGCTATATAGTATAATTGAACCTATTAAGAAAACTACGATTAGTAGACTTAATAAAGGTAAAAAATGGAAATACGGATATGACAAAGAGCACGATGTTGTTGTTGTATCTAAGACTGGTCAAATAGGTGAAATATACGAGATTCAGAATTTAAAAATAGCTCTACCAAAACCGCCTAGCAATGTCTACGCTAACGAAGAGCAGAAGTGGCGTAAAATAGAATACCCTAAGTCTTTAGAAAAAATAAAAAATATATTTGACTGGAGAGCTTATCCTGAAGAGCAAAAAGAACAATGGTACGATTATATAGATGAAGAATTCAAAAGAAGAGACGAAGGCTTCTGGTTTTGCAATGCTGGTGTTCCAACTTATCTTACGGGAGCTCACTACATGTACCTCCAATGGTCTAAAATAGATGTAGGCGCTCCAGACTTTCGTGAGGCTAATAGATTATTTTTTATATTTTGGGAGGCTTGTAAAGCTGATAAAAGATGTTACGGTATGTGCTATCTTAAAAACAGACGTTCTGGCTTTTCTTTTATGAGCTCTGCTGAAACCGTTAACTTAGCTACAATATCGAGTGATAGTAGATATGGAATACTATCCAAAAGTGGTGGTGATGCT